GCCGGCCCCGTGCAAAGTCGAGATACCACCACGCCGGGTTACTGGTGATGCCCCAGGCCCAGGCGCTGCCCGTCCAGTAGGCGCAGCGCGCGGCGGCCAGGGCCGAGAATTGCGCCACCACGCCATTCAATTGCCCGCTGGCCTGTATCGTCATGCCCAGGCGCGTCTGGCTGACGTAGCTGGCGGCGTCTTCCTGATAGCTGCGCAATTGGCTGAAGGAGTATTGCACCCCGCCACGGTTGTTGCCATCGGGCGGCGTGGCGCTATTCAGGCGCACCCGCACATCGTATTGCCCCTTGGGCACCGCCCGCCAGAGCGTGCGCCGCTGCGCTTTCTGGCTGGCACCATGGGCAATGTTGAGCGTCGGGATGGTGACAACGGTGTAGGGTTGCGGCGGAGCCGGCTCGGTCAATGGGCCGCCATCAGCGGGCGCCGTCGATTTCCCTGTAAGGACGGCAGAGAAAATGTAAAAAACGCTTTCTATTCCGGTGTCCGAGTATGGGCCAGCTAGAATTTCACTGTACGGCCGCCAGCGCCAGGTGAAATAGCCGCCAATCCAGCCGTTCGCCCACGTCGGTGAGATGGTGACGGTATCCCCCGGCGTATGGTCGGCATAGGTCGTGCTGCCATAGGATTCCTGAACCCATGGGGTCGTCGCGTTGCCGTCGCCATCGTAGACGGTCTGATACTGGCCGAGCGACCAGTAATTCTGGCCATAGATGCGCACGCCATCCGTACCCATCGGTTGCCAGCTTTCCGCGCCAGCCACGGAATACCACGCCTCGATCTGCGCAACGCAACTCACCAACCCTTCATCGCCGGCGTAATAGCAGATGCCCTCGATGTCGGCGGCCAGCGTGACGGTGTCGACGCTGGTGGTGCGCGTTACCCAGCCGTAGCCGCGCTTGATCTCGCCGCCCGGCGTGGTGTCGACGTTGCCGCTGAATCCGGCCAGGTAGCCATTGGCATCCGGCCAGGTAAAACTCACGCCGCTGAAGTCGGCCACATCGGTGCTGCCGATCTTGAAGTCGCTCAATTGCAGCGACGACGGCCCGAAGTTGAATATCTGGTAAAGGTATTGATCGTCACCAGAGAACTGCGTGAACGGCTTGGCCCCGTAATCCGGGAAGATGCGATGCACGCCCATCACGATCGGCAGCGGCTCATAGGGGCGCAGCGCATTGCTGCCGCCGGCCAGCGAATAGGTCGGGCTGGCCGCCATGCCGGTGTCGCTGGCTTTCTTGAGACTGCTGCCGGATGGCGAAAAAATCGCATTCACCAGCATGTTGCCGGCGAAGCTGACCACGGCGCTGACGATGGAGAAAGCCGTGCCCGCCGTCGACCATGTCATGAAGGCGGCGATTTCCGGCGCGATGATCGCAATGGCAATCGTCGCGATGATCTTCAGTGGGTTGCTGCCGCCACCGCCGCCGGCCACTTCCACCTGCACGTTGATCAGGTCGCCGGCTTGCGGGAAGACGGCATCCCATTCCGCGACCGTCAGCAGGCGGTCGTTCAGGTTGATGACGATTTCCTGATGTGCGTCGAAGCCGTGATCAAGCAGCACCTCGCGCACGCTCTGGCCAGCCTGCCAGCCGTGGGTATGCAGCGTGCGGCCAGCCACCGGCAACAGCGGGTGCGGCGAATGGGTGATCGTCAGCGCTTGGGTCATTTCCATCGGTAAAACCCCTCGACGGAAAGCAGCACACGCGGCAGGTCGCGCAGGCGATGCAGCACTGTCATGCCGGCGTTTTCCATGGCGTGCAGCACGGACGGTTCGCCGCCCACCACGCAATACACGCCGACATGCGAAGGCCGACCGCAGCAGTGCATCAGTACCACGTCGCCATCGGTCGGCGCGTCGATGCGCACGCCATAATCGGCGACGCCTTCGGCCATCTGGCGCGCGCGCCCCAGCGCCGATGCAGCGCGTTCCTGCTCGACAGAGGAAGGCACGTCCCTGCCGAAGACCTCGCGGCGTACCTGCACCGCCAGCGCGGCGCAATCGGCCGCCCCGCGCACATACGGCTGGCCGATGTATTGCTCAGTCCAGTGCATCAGAATATCCCCGGTGCCACATCTGGCCGATAGCTCAACTGGCATGCCTGGCGCGAAAACAGATTTTCGAAGCCGAGGTCGGCAGATACTTCCTGTAGCGTGCAGGTCACGTTGGCCAGCGCCATGGTGATCTCCCACTCGATCAGATCGGGCCGCGAGCGCATCACTTGAATGAAGCGGCAGGTCGAGCCGGCACCACCGGATGAAGTCTCGATCCAGTACATCAGCTCGCGCCCAATGTTGTCGATCGCCAGCCGCGCACGCGGCAACTGCCCGTCGAAGTCATCCGGCAGTTCGCAGCGGAATGGGCATCCGACAAAAATGTTGCCGTTGCTGGTGATGTCGAGCGTGTCATTCACTACGCGCACCGGAGAACCCAGCGCGGCGTGATTGATTTCCAGTAGCAGCAGCGGCGCTTCGGCAGACGACACGCCGGCCAGCGTGGATTTGTAGGCGGCGGAATAGGCGCGGGCCATCAGGCGCTCCAGGTCTCGATAGAGGCGGAGATACGCCAGGCGCCAGATGCACCGGCCAGCGGTGAAGCCGTCAGGCCGCCACCGACAAAGCGCGCGGAGATGGATGCGCCGGTGACGGGATCTGTCCAGGTAAACCAGTCCGCGCCCTCGCCAAGATCCGTTTTGAACCAGGTCAGGAAGCTGGCGTAATCCGCCTGCGAATTGACCAGGATGGCAACCTGTCGCGTCACCAGCACGCGACTTTTGATCTTGGTCTGTCGCGGCGGGCCGGATTCCATTTCGGTGCGCATCAATGCCGATTCGCGCTGTTCGGCGAAGCCGTCCATCAGGACGGTGGCGTAAGCGGGCCAGGTCGCCATCAGACATCCCTCCGCAAGCCGAACATGCTGGCAAAGCCTTGTGTGATCGGGCCATTGCGCGCCCGATCTTCCCCGATAGCTTGCGCGATCAGCACCTTGACATCAAAGCTGCCGTTGTTGTTTTTGGCGGCTGATGCCGTTGTCTGCACGGTTTGCGCGGCGGTGTTGTAGATGACGATATTCACGCCACCGCCGATCTGGTCGTTCGCTGTCACATGACCTGAGGAACTTCCCATGGTCAGCAGCTCGGGGCCGTTTTCTCCGACCAGGTAGGTGCTGCCAGCAGACACCGGGCCACCCGAGGCGCGGGCGCCGGCAATGGATGTGTCGGACGATCCAAGCAGGCTACTGGCGATGCCGGTAAGCCCGCCGACACTTTTCCACAGATCCGTCATCATCGTCTGCGTCTGCAGGCGAATCAGGTCGCGGATCATGGCGTTGATGACATCGCCGAAGCTAGCCTTGCCGCCCATAGCGAAGTCAGCCACGGCATCGCCCATGCGGCCGAAGGAGTTGGTGATGGCCATCTCGACGCTGCTGGTTTCCTTGGCGACTTTTTCGATTTGCTCGACGGTCTCTTTGGCGGATTCCGTCATCGGGTCGAGCTTTTCCTGCGCATCGAAAACCGCGCGGGCGTAGGTATCCCAATTGATTGCACCCGCTTCAAGCAGCTTGTTGAGGCGGGTGTATTCCTCGTTGAGCTGCTCCATCGGCAAGCGCGTCTGCTCGAATACCCGCTGGCCTTCTTTGGTTAGCTGGGCCGCCAGCGCTTCTTCGGCGGACTTCTTTATGTCTTTGGCAGCTTTGGTGGCCTTTGCGGCGGCGGCAACGATGGGCGCAGCAATGCCCCCTGTCGTCTCGGCTTTCTTGCCTTCAGCCTCGCCAGCGGCGCCGATATTCATGATGCGCGCCTGGAAGGCGTCGAGTTCGGCGCGGGCCTTGGCAGCATCGGCTTTCATCATGTCGCCGATGAGGCTGGCGCCCTTGAAATCCAGCGTTGCCAGGCTGGCGAGCTGCGCGGCGATGCCGCCGATTTCCTGCCCGGTCATCTTGAAGACGAAGGCGACATCGGAGCCGACGACGGCGAGCGTCTGAAAGAGCGTTTTTGCGGCAGCAGCGGGCACTGATACCAGATCGGTATTCTTGGCCAGCGCGAGGAATTCTTCAGAGGCGCGCTGCATGGTCGGCAGCAACGCGGAGGTCATTTGTATTACAAGTCCGTTTTGCGTCTTGCCGATGCGCGTCAGGTTGTCGTTGAAGGCTTCGGCCTGGCTGGTCACATCCTTGCCGATAACGAGGCCAAGCGCGCGGGCTTCTTCGGCCATCTGCTTGAAGCCGGCAGCGCCGGAGTTCAGCAGCGGCACCATTTCCGCGCCTTTCTTGCCCATCAACTCCATGGCCAGCGCGGATTTCTCGGCGCCATCCTTGTAGCCGGCGAACTTTTCGGAGACTTCCTTCAGCACGACATCGGCGGTCTTGAGTTCGCCGGTCGCCGTCTTGACGTTGATGCCCATCGCCTCGAATGCCGGGTTGCCATCGGCAATCGAGCGATTGAGCTTGCTCATCGCGCCCTGGAATGATTCGGCATTCAGCCCGGAAAGCTCGGCGGCATATTGCAGCTCGGACAGCGCTTCGGTGGTTACGCCGATCTTTTGCGCCGCCTTGCCCAGCTCGTCGGCACCGTCGACCACGCTTTTCATGGCGGCAGCGAAAGTCACTGCACCGCCGACCAGGGCGGCGCCAATCGCCGCACCGAGCTGATTGGCCGACTTCATCATGTCGTCCATGCGCTGCTTCGACAGGTACGCCGCCTTATCCATCGCGCCGGTGAATTGAGCGGTGTTGGCGGACAGGCTGACGACGAGTTCACCCAGGGTTGCCATTTACTTTCCTTTGAATAGAGCCGCCTTGAGACGGGCGGCGTGCT